GAAGAAGCAATAAGACGAATTAAGTATATTGCGGGAGATTATTATGTTGATCTTTTAATAGATGGTAATGTTTTAAATTTAACTACAGAACAATTAAGGGAAGAAATTATTATTAATGATTATAAGGATTTAAATCAATATGAAATTAAAAAGCAATTAAGGTATTTAAGTAAATATGTAAGTCCATTATTTATTGAGGCAATAGATAAATATGACCAATTAACATTAAAAGACACCGATTTATATATTAATGCAAACGCAAAAAAGCCAGATAGACCTATACATCAAATATTAATATTTGCAGATACTGTTTCATCAGCTCAAAATTATTGTAAAATGATTAATGACATGAGACCTAATTTTGCAAATTGGATAGGTACTGGTCCTAATGGAAGAAAATTATCTGATAATAAAGATATATTAATTAAATATAAAGATGGTGAAATACCTTGTTTAGTACAAGTTTCTGTTGCTGGAGAAGGTTTTGACAATCCACAATCAAGTATTATTGTTTATCTTTCTCTTCAATATAATGGTAATCAGGTAGTACAAAAAATAATGAGAGCCATGAGAAGAAATTACATGATAGAAAATTATGATGATGATTTTGGTTATGTTTATGTTCCTACTGATTCTAAAGCATTAGAAACTATAAAACAATTATCAGAAATTACATGGGAAGGTACAGAGTTTACTGGGAATAGTAAAATAGATGAACCTGGAATAGATGATGATAATTGGAAAGACTTACCTACTTATGATTATAATTTATTTAATCAAATTACAGATGTATTATTTAAAGAATGGCAAAAAAATAACCTGCCAGAAAAAGAATTTTTAAGATTAAAGGATAGTTTACAAACAGATAAAAGAATTATAATTGATAAAGATAATTCAGAGCATACTGATATTATAAAAGAACATCTTGGTAAAATATTTGAAGAGAAAGCAATTATACATAAAGAAGAGTTAACCAGGAATGAATTACTTGCAAAAATTGATACTTTAGTTGGTTCAATGTCATATAAAATAGTTAGAAATTTAAAGTCTAAATCTACTAACACAACTATTATTGGTGATTTAAAAAAATCAATTCATGGTAGGTATGTATATGAAAATAGGACAACTACAAAAGATATGACATTTGAACAACTTAAAAATAAATTGGAATGGCTTAATGCTTTATCAAGCACTATTAATGAATCTAAAACTTTACCAATATGGCTTCAGAAGTAATATTTACAGAAAGTAAAACACCATTAGATTTTAGTATAAAATACTTTATAAAATCATATCATGGTGGATTGCATAATGTACAAAGCGCAAAGAAACATTATTTTGAAATGATAGAGCAAAATGCTTTTGATGATATATTAAACAAAAGATCAAGACATGAAGCTTACAAGTCATTTATTGAAACACCAATATTAGAAGGTGGATTAGGTAGCTCTTACGAAGATTTTGTAAAATACTTTCGTGACCATGAAGATGTTCTTGTTAAACATAGAGATTTATGGAGTAAAGGTCATTCACAAGGTTTAAATAAATATACTGGTAAAAGTAGTGTTACTAACATTGTTAGTAACACTACTAATAAAAGAAACACAATACAAGGTAATAGAGTTGATTATTCTATTGATAGATTAAATAAATCTGGTCATATAGATTTAGCAAATAAAGTTATAGCAAAAGAAATATCTGCTAATGCTGCAATGATACAAGTAGGATTTAGAAAGCCTACTATTACAGTAAAGCAAGAAACTGATGATTTTATTAGAGTAATAAAAAATATTTTTACACCAGAGCAAATAAATTATATCTGTGAAAAAATTACTAATAAATCTTAACCTCCGCCCCATTGCCGTTTATCCTGTATATATCAAGCTTACAGGAAGTGTAAACGCTGGACTTTTACTTAGCCAAATTATGTATTGGTACTCCGCTGTAAATGGCAGAACCTTTTATAAAAGTGATGCAGAAATAATGGAAGAAACAATGCTATCCGTTAATGAACTCCGCCATGCCAAATCAAGGTTAAAACAAATGTCTTTTATAAAAATTACTTTACATGGTGTACCTGCAAAGACACATTACACCATAGATGATAAGTTACTGTTTAGTGCAATCAACGAATGTAGTTTAGTGGAATCAACTAAACTGGATAAGTCAAAACCACGAAACTACAATAGTGGAATTAACGAAACTATTACAGAGAATACAACAGAGAATACTACAAAGAATACAACAGAGAAAGGTTGTGATTTTTCAAATCCACTCCCCGACCTTGAAGTTAAAAATCCTTTCTCCCGCCAATCTTTCCATGATGCTCTGAACACTGACTCTGATCCAAAAGAAAGTTGCGCTAAAGAAAAGGTAGCCGACCGCCTTCCTTCCGAAACCTACCTTTGCTTCTCTGCTTTCGCCTCTACCTATGAACGCCTTGCCGGTGTTACATATCCCTCTGACAAGGGCAATTACATTATGACAGCAAAGGATGGTGCTAATTGTAAAAAGTTAGTGACATGGCTAAAGAAGGTAAGTGCCAGCGAGCAAGCACCGGAGGACATGGTCACAATGTTTACCACGGCAGCATGGCAGATAAGTGATAAATGGCTAAAGGCTAATTTTACTATTAGCAATATTTACTCTCAGGCTAATAACATCTATACGAAATTTTTATATGCCAGTCCATTGGCAAAGGAAAAGAAAAGGCAGGAGGAAATTGATAAACTTGTAAATGAATTTACGTTATGACAGCTAAAGAAAAAGCAGAGGAATTATTAGATTACTATTGGTTAATGGATAAAGTAACTCCATTTTTATCTAAAGAACAAGCCAAACAATGTGCTTTAATTGCAGTGGATGAGATATTAAATATTGTTGGATCTATAGAAGTACCATATTGGAAAGAAGTAAAAAAAGAAATAGAAAAACTATGAAACAAACACCCAAAGAAAAAGCAAATGAATTAGTAGATAATTATTGGCTAATGGATAAAATAAACCCATTTTTATCTAAAGAACAGGCTAAACAATGTGCTTTGATTGCAGTCGATGAAATTTTAAATTCAGTGCCATTAGAACCAAACTTTGCTGATTGGGATGATTGTGGCGGAGAACATAGATATTTCTACGATGCTCAAAAAACACACGCACATTATTATTGGCAAGAAGTAAAAAAAGAAATTCAAAACCTATGACACCAAAAGAAAAAGCAAAAGAACTTTTTACGCATTACCACAACCTTATCCAGGACATTGGAGGAGAACTTGGACAGGAGATCCTTGTATCTATCCTGGCAAAACAATGCGCTCTGTTTGCAGCAAGGGAGGTGCTAAAGGAAAAGTGGAACATTGATGTACCAGGCAGCTATGATGAATATTATTATTGGGAAGAAGTAGAACACGAAATAGAAAGCTATGAGGAATAGAGAAGAATACAACGCTTACATGAAAGCGTACCAGCAGCGCAAACGTGATGAAATGACATACGAGGAATGGAGAGCATTTAGAGACAAAAATAATGCTTACCATAAAAAGAGATATGATAATCGCACACCAGAGCAGATTGAAAAAAACAGAGAATATCAGCGACAGAAACAAAAATTATATTATTGGATGAAAAACAACAACAACAATGAATCTGACAAAGTACCAACCATACAACCAGGATGAACAAGCCATCATTGAATCAAGGCCTAACAGGATAGCAAACATTGAACCTAAAGACGCATTTAGAAATGTTCTTAATGTTATCAGCAGCCTTTTCCCTCTGCATGGCATTGATGGTGATCTCACATTTTACAGCACAGTTACAAAAGAAATAGTTAAAACCTTTGGGCAGATAGCTGCCAATGAAATTGAAATAGCCTTTCGCCTCTTCGCTGCCCAGTCGCTTGACCTGGATGATGATGTAAAATTCTATGGCAAGGCAAATATGCACACTATTGGTAAAATACTAAATGCTTACCTGATCTATCGGAGAAAGATAATTGCAGCTCACGACAATGAAGTCGCTGCCCTCCGGCACAATGCCAACATGGAAGAGAAAGCAAGGAAAACAAGGGAGGAGTTATATGCTAACTTTCCTACTATGCTAAAGGAGTTTAAAGGGAAAGACTTTACAACAGTGCCATTGTATTGGTACGATATGAGCGTACAGTTCGGAATGATAGAATATGAGGAGGGAGAGAAAAGAGCATTGTGGGAAGAGGCACAGGCATTGGCATTAAAAGAGCCACCGGAAAGCATGGATCTCATGTCTATCAGAAGCCATGCAAAGAAAATAGAACAAGGCAACACAAGGAGAGCCGTAGTCATTGCCCAGCAGCTGGCAGTGTGGAGGAAAGTGTTAAAGAGATAAGTAACTGGTTAAAAGTGCGTTTCATGGTGTGGGGAATTGACCTCACACTTTTTTTTTAATTATTTTTATATTTTTATATAATTTATATACTTTCTATTTATTTTAATATTATCTTTGAATAAACAAAAAACAAACATCATGACACCAGAAGAAAGAGACGAAAAAATTGTAGGTATTCTTACAAAGATTTGTATTAATGTACTTGTAAAAAATCTGTTTGATAAAAACGGAGTAAAAGTGTATGAAGAAGTTTTGCATGAACTCAACCAATTACCGGTAAACGAAGAAGAATATACTCGCTGCAATCATGCTCATGCTTTTTTGCATAAAACAGCCATTGAGTATTTACAAAAAACAATAGTATTTAACGAAGAATACAGAAAGAAATGAACCAGGCAAGCCAAGACATATTAGATTACATTGTAGACAACCACCTTGCCCTCCGTGACATTACCGACGAAGGCATAAGCAAGGCCATAGATGCACTGTTTAATTTTAACGATTTACTACCGAAGGAACAAGTGTTATTTAATTCAATAATGGCACAGGCAATTGACTTTGAATGGATTGCTGAACAGTTGCAAAACTGGGCAGAGGAAGAGGAGTTAAAAAAATTAGACGCACAAAGAGAAGACTATTATGATAATCACTAAAGCAAAAGTTAAATATAGTGCAGGCGCACCGAGAGAAGGGCAATACGGCCCATCTATAAACATCCTTGTAGTATTTGCCGATGGCAAGGAAGCAAGGATATATGGAAAGCCTGGCGATCCTATACAAAGTTTAAAGCAAGGAGATGTTATTGACGTTATAGATGATAAAGGAAAATTAAAATATGTTCAAAGCGAACCAACTACACAGCAAGCGATTGAATCAATGCAAGATGTAGATAAAGAGAAGCCTGATCTTGCAGCAATTGCCTTTGAAATATCTTCTATTTACACACAGGCATACATTGACATCTACAATAAGCTAATTGAGGCAGAGATACCGCACGACAATGCAACTGCCGCAACTTCTACTATCTTTATACAGGTCTTCCAGAAATTGAGATGAATGACTCTATATGTGCCAGTATCTGCGCTGGCACTTTTTTAAAAACTAAAACAACTTACCATGCTTAAATTACCAAAAGAACATTTATCAGTCTCACAGATTAATCTTTGGGAAAGTGATCCTATTGCATACCAAAAGAAATACTTTATCGGCATTCCCGATCCTCCTTCGCCTTTCTTGGAATTTGGAAAACAATTTGCAAAAGACATTGAGGATTATAGTAAACTTTTTTCAAGCAAAGAAATAACGCCAGAAAGAGATTTTAATTTTCCACCAAACTTTTTAGAAATTACTTTGCTTTATCCTCATGTAGAATATAAGTTAGAACATGATTTCGGAGATTTCAAAATGCTTGGATATATAGATAATTGTTCCAAAGATTTTGGCATGGTTATAGATTTCAAGACCGGCACCAGTCCCTGGTCAACACAGCGACTACAAGAATCTTTGCAGATGCAAACCTATTCACTTATATTGTGGTATAAGTTTGGTGTTATGCCTACCTCTGTTATTAGCTACTGGAAGACAAAGCTGCGAGGCAAGACATTGTCATGGGCTGGTGAGCATGAAAGTTTTATGTATGTGTTTAACACAGAAGAATTAACAGCCGCAGAGGCAAGGATAAGGAAAGCAGCGAAAGAGATAAGTGAGGCATACGAAAGATATAATAATAGTTATATTGGCGAGTTAATGGCAAGATATGCGGAGATTACAAAAGAGTTAAAGGATTTAGAATATAGAAGAAATAAAAATAAAGATCAGTTGACACTTTTATTAAAAGATAATAAAATGGCTATGGATGTACATGGTGCTTTAGTATCTTACACTACCTATCAACGAAAGTCCTACACATATTCTAAAAACATTGTAAACAAAGAATATGAGATAGAGGCAATGAAGAAAGAAGAAATAAACACTGGAGTAGCAGAGGAGCATTCTAAAACAGTCACACTTATATTAGTCAAAGATGAAGGAGTGGAATAGTAAAATGCTTGAGATACAAGCCTTCCTTGAAGAACTTAATGCTTGGATTACAACTGCCCCAAGTGCAGAGCATTTAGAAGAATGTGACGATTTTCTTCGGCAGTTATCCGGATATTATTCCAGGTACACAGTTATTAGCGGATTAAACGAATCTATTTATGCTCAAATGATGATGAGTTGTATTCGCGATATGCCCGATGAAGAATACAAAAGAATAAAGCACTCTTCGACACTTACCGACTATTACGTTAAAGGCAAATATCCTAAAGCGACGGCTATTTTTGAGCAATGCCGTGCCGTGCAAAAGTTACTGCTTGTCACTTCTGATAATTACAGGACATTGCTTAGTAGCTTTAGGCAAGAAAGAATATTAGTTAGCCACATGGCAACATAAAGACATTTGCAGACCTCGGAGTAGGATGTTTTGTTTATTAATTAAACATTTCTTTCCATCCTATTGCGTCAGAGGATGAATTGGCAGCCTGGAAAGACAGGCAATTAGCAAGGTAGCGGATGGGTAGCGCAAAGCGGCGACCGCGGCTGACATTGCAGGTTCGAATCCTGCCCTTGCTACCCTACAAAAGGCAGACGTTAAACCAGAGTGAAATAGATGGTGGTAATATTTCTAAAGTCTGTATTGTACCACTACTTACCGCCCGAAGGTTAAGCAATGCTGGCACCGTGTGTTGATAAAGGGATGGAACGGTGCAATTTTTAATCTCTAATAAATGTCTAATAAATGTCTAATAAAATGAAAGTAGAACTTTTAGAAATATTTGGAAACGATGACATGGTAGCCAATGCCGCCCGTGTTTCCTTCGGCAAGGAAGCCAGCAACTACACTGTGGAGCAGAATGAGAAGTTGATAAAATACCTTGCAGAACATGGACACACCTCACCTTTTAGGCATCCACAGTTACAATATAGAATAACTTGCCCTATCTATGTGGAAAGGCAGTTGTTTAAACACCAAGTCGGATTGACGGCAAATTCAATATCTGGTAGATATGTTGACTTTGAGGATAACTATTACAGGATAGATGAATTTCGCATACAAAGTAAAATTAGTAAGCAAGGCAGCGGAGGACATTTAGAGAGATACGACAATGATGCTGCCTTAATGATACAAGATGCTGTTATAAATTATTGCGCCACTGCCTACCATGAGCTGTTGCAGCTTGGTGTTGCAAAGGAACAAGCTCGTACTATTTTACCGTTAAATCTTGAAACTACTTTTATCTGGACAGGATCTTTATTAGCTTACATAAACTTTTGGAAGTTAAGAATTACAAGAGACACACAATTTGAAACAATGCAGATTGCAATGGATATGTTATGTGAGTTAAAATTGCGTACTAATGGCTTTGAACACTCTTTAAAAGCATTTCATATATGAAAGATTACGATGAAGTAAGAGGCCTTCGCCACAACTCCGATAAACTCCGCTACGATCTTATACCACCATTAGCCAACCGTGAATATGCCAAAGTATGGACACAGGCACTTGGCAAATATCCGGAAGGTAATTGGGAAAAGGGAATGCCTTGGACAGAGGTAATAGCCAGTGCAATGAGGCACCTGGAAGCGATAAGGCTGGGAGAAGATATAGATGCAGAGTCAGGACTGCTCCATGCCGCACACTTGCAATGCAATGCTGCAATGCTGACAGAATACTATTTTACTAAACAAGATTTTGATAACCGTAAAAAATATGACAAATGATTTTAACAGATCACACGATTACCGCAGAGATTAACAATGGAAACATTGTAGTAGAGCCTTTTATACCGGAGAACCTTGGCACTAATAGTATTGATTTAACTCTTCATAACACTTTAATACTTTATACAGATAGTATATTAGATGTAAGGAAAAAGAATCTTAGTGCACCGATGATTATTCCTGCCGAAGGTTTAATTTTACAGCCTAATGTTATTTACCTTGCCTCCACTGTCGAATATACAGAGACACTGCGCCATGTACCAGTGATACAAGGTAAGTCATCACTTGGAAGATTAGGTTTATTTGTCCATGTGACTGCTGGCTTTGGAGATGTTGGCTTTAGAGGACACTGGACATTGGAGCTGATTGCAGTACAGAGGATCAAGATTTATCCTGGCATGAAGATAGCGCAAATAGTTTACCATGAAATCAGCGAGATGCCTAAAATAAGCTATGACAAGAAAGAGGATGCAAAGTATAGCAACCAGGGAAGTGAGCCAGTAGCAAGTAAAATGTATTTAAATAAATAGACATGAACAATAAACAAATAGTTTTACTTTATAGAACTCTTTCAATTATTTTTGCTACTATAGCTACTCTTGCTTTGGTTAAGTTAATCTATTCTTTTATCACCTATTTAAATAAATAAATATGTTAAATCAAAATGAAAAAGAAAAGTTAATAAAAGATGCAGTAAACATCTTTGTAGTCTTAGCAGGATGTTTAACACTGGCTATTGCACTTTTACATATTACTGACTATATTAAAAAATGGCACTAATGGAAGTAGAGATGAATAAATATGTAATCAAATACGAAGATGGCAAAAGCGTAACAGTAAGCGCAAAGAACCTTGAAGAAGCACTGGATAGGTTTAAAGAGTTGCGCATCGAAACAGCTACAAAGGAGATCAGAGTCATGACAGCCTGGGAGAGATACAATAAACACAAGCAAAAGGAGTAGTAATCGTTTTTGGTAATTTAAGTTGTTTCAGAGTGCGGAGATTTGCCTTCGCACTTTTTTTATAATTATTTTTAATATTTATATACAAGTTATTTATTTTATATTACTTTTGTAAAGTCATTATGACAAATCACTAAAACATCACACAAATGAAAAAGAATTTTAACAACCAAAACTTTGAATGGCTATTTGATGACATTACATCTACAATGCCTAAAATTATCTTTGTTGGCATTATTTTAACTTATGCCATCACCGCTGCACTAAATGTGTATTTTCTTCCCCTTCCTTTACTCCTTTCCATCCCTGCTTCTCTTATGTTGCAGTTCGGCAGATTTGCCATTGTCTTTATTGACTTCCTTAATCCATCTACTAAACGCTCAAAGTATCCTCCAAAGGTTGCAGCAATAGCTACCGTAGTAGCATTGTTGGAACTATTCTTTTCTATTCAAGGTCAGGCAACTGGTGCAGAGTTCTATGCCATGTTCTTTTTTATAGGTACTATTATCTGCTTTGGATATGTGTTGGAGATACAATTCATTGAGAAGGGCATAGAAGCCTACGGCATTGGCATGAAAGCACCAAGGAAGCGCAATGTACCAAGTAAAGGTAAAGAGCCAGTACAGATGAATACAACGGTGCGCAGCGTACAGTTATCATTGGCAATCATGTTAGTGTTAGGAGTAACTACTGTAAATGCTCAAAATAATCACTTTTTAGCCTATAATACTGTAAGTTTTGGAAAGATAGGAGATAAATTGCTTGAAAGAAGTTATTATAGTGTAGCAGATGGTAGCTATACTGTTGATACAATCACTTATGATATGCTATCTGGCATAGATTTGTGGGATGGTTACAGTAATACAACATCTGATAATTGTTTATTTATGACATTTGGAACACTTAATTTAGAGTATTATCCTTTTTTTGAATTATGGAAGCATGGTAAAAAATACTATGACTATCATGATTTATTGAAATTTGTAAGTAAGTATGTAAAGCGTAACTTCTTAAATAAAAAGATAAATTATGATGAAATTCGTAGGCATAGATCCAGCCATGAGGCTAAACGGCTTGGCAGTATGCGTGATTGATGATAAAAAGGTATATTTTGGTAGGTACAAGAATCTGGCTGCATGGATAATGGATAGCCTAACATGGGAGAGAGATTGTGCGATTGTTGTAGAAGATTCTTCCCTCCAAAATATTACCTTTCGTAAACACGCAAATGTAAAAGCAAGCAATAAGATTAGTCGAAACGTCGGCATGAATCAAGGTGCATCCAGGACAATCATTGACTTATTAGAATTGAATGGACATAAAGTAAAAGGTATTTCACCGCAGCACAAAGGCAGCAAATGGACTATTGATTATTGTATGTCTGTAATAAAGGCAATGAAGATGGAGGTGCATGGAAATAAAAAACTTTCACAAGACGAAATAGACGCTTTCCAAATAGCGTTAATTTCTAAAACTTATTACGAAAATGATGCAAATAAAGGTTATAGAAAAGAAGCTGCACCGGTTGACCCTGGCATACATAAAGGAGACGATGAGACGAAAGATTAATTATTTTTATGTTGACTACTTAGCCACCAGGATAAGGCAGGAAGAAACTAAACTAACACTTTTAAAAATAGGAAGTCATGCAGATAACTAAATTATTAAACGACAAAGAAATAAAACATGGTTTGTTGTTAGTAGATAAATATCCAAAACCTATTAATAAAAATAATGTTGTAAACACAAATAGTGCTTTACTGCAATTTTACTCCGGTAACGATGGAGCAGGTAGGAAGTTTTATCAGTATATGAATCCGGAAAGATTACAAGCTATTTTATTTATGATAGTAAATAATACGAGCGAAAAAGACGATGTGAAAGCTAAAGCAGCTGCGATGTTCAAAAAACTCTTCAAAAGTTGAGTGGTGTTTACTTAGTGTAATTTCAGCCGCAGGTGTTTTTCCTGCGGCTTTTTTGTTACCACTCCACACCTTGCTTTATCGCATATTCAAGAATGCCTTTAGCATGAGCTTTCGCCACTGCCTCCTGCCATTCTCTGTCTATCATTAACACAGCATCGTTGTAATTTGTAAAGAATCCATTCTCTGTTAACACCGCTGGCACTGTTGTCGCAGTTAACATCTGAAATCTTGCCTCTCTGTCAAGGTCACCATCACTGTAATCATGCCGATGCACCCAGCCAGGTGTAGCATCTTTTACTTCTTCTCCAATCATGGTAGCAAGAAGATCAGACTTTGTATTACCTGGTGATGTAAATACCTCCCATCCTCTGGCAGATGTTGAAGCTGCGGCATTGCCGTGAATGGAAACAAGCACAGCAGCCTTGCCAAGTGTGGCATAGCTATTTACAAGCTGACAGCGTTTGTTAAGTGATGTATCGTTTATAGGCTCATAAACCTTTTTAACCTGGAAGCCATAGTCAAGGAGAAAATGCTCAAGGAAGTTGGCAAGGGAGCGATTGAACACACCTTCAAAAAACCAACCATAGGAATGGAATTTACCGTGATTGTGCTGAAAACACTTGGAAGGATAAGTGACATATTTGTCCGGCCCTATTCCTTTATTAAGACCACCATGCCCAGCATCCACGCATACTACAAAATCATTTGGTATCATTCTGCAAATTGAAAGTTGTACAATAATTTTTTATCAACATCTATCGTGTATTTCATCCAAATGCCTGCACCTGCTTTAGGAGACAATCCTTTTTCAACGGCATAACCATTAAAATCAATAGGTGCATTTTGGTAGGTGCCTGTTTTTATATGCCATTGCTGATCTACACTTTCACCGTATCGTGAAATGCGATTCCTTGTGACAGGAACAATCCATCTATCATGCGTATGTCCACTAATTACAATGTTAGCATCTGGCAGATATACTGCTCTTCTATTTGTTTGAATTACATCTTTAGTTACAGGCCCTCCACCTCCGTAGCCGTGATGGTAAGCCATAATTAAAGGCACTTTAGAACCTTCATCAAGGTAAGCATACATTCTACAATAAATATATCCAGAATAATTGCCCTGTGTCATTTCTAACTTTTCACAAATCTTATCTACTATGCCATATTCAATGCGCTTTTCAACGCTCGTTTCATGGTTGCCAGGAGAATAGAAAGCTAAGATAGATTTGTATGGCATTAGAAATTCCACAACATCTTTAATCACTTCGTCAATGTACCTTGCGGAATTGTATTTAGGATTTAAATCTCCTTTGTTGCTGCGAGGATCATATTTTCCTTGCATCAAGTCAAGTAAATCACCAAATATAAACACCGGAGCATTCCTTTCCATTGCAAGGTCAAGGTGTTGCTTTAGCTTTACTCTGTCGCAATGCACACTGTCAAGGTGAACATCAGAAATCAGTAAAAAATACCTATCTTTTTTGTAGACTTGATAGTCCATAAATTGATAAGTATTTGGAAATATTTTTTGTAACATAGTTTTTTTATTTTAAAGGGGAATAGAAATCAATCTACTCCCCTCGGCTGCCTAAGGTAGCGAATCCTGCTGCGCCTATAACTTAAAGCCGATAAGGGCAAAGGCTGCGTTAATCAAACCAAACTTTGCTGGTACTTTAACTTCAATTTCCTTTCCTGCGCACTGCTTGGATGTCTCCTTAATCTTATCCCAAATTATTTGGGCAAGTTTAACATATTCGCGCCATGTAAATTTGACTTTTTTATCATCATCGCTGACGATTACGTTTATCTCTTGTGCAAGCTCTGCAAAATTGAGAGAATAACAAGCTATATCCGATAAAGGACTTTTTTTTGTGTCGGAGTTTTTTAAAACATCCTTTAAATTAGTCTGCATGATTATTTGTTTTTAACGTTTAAACAATCTAATTATTACTGTAAAAAGATTTACTCCCGTTATCCGCTTGACATTTTCCGCCACGCTGAACAATTCTGTACCAGCGATGACCGAGCTGACAAGGTAAACGATTGGTACTGGGATTGCAAAGGTCAACTGCGCACCGTGAAATATAAGGATGGATGTAAAATATACCACTATCTTCTCCGTTGTCCTGTACAATCCTTTGCTTGTTATCGCCTTGCCCTCTTTCTTTGCTGCCTTGATTCCCGTGATTGTGTCAGCTATGACTACTCCGATGGTAAATAAAAGGAAATGTTTAATCGGGAAGAAGAAGGAAAATATAAAGCCTGTTGTCAATGCCACGGCAAAGAAATCATAGCCTTGTTTAAGTAGGTTTAAAATTATTGACTTCATATTATTCCTTTTTTATTAGCCGCACATCATTGTCAACCGTTGCAAATTTACCATTGGCAAACTTGTATAAGTCATAGCGCACACCGTTGAAGGCAAAGCTAACTTGGTTGGTAAATGTACTTAATAATAGATTGGTTGAAATAGAATACACCTTGCCGTTATCAGGATTAAAAATAAATCTGTTGGCATTGTTTATCTGTATTTCACCGAGGATATTTTCCCCATTGAATACCAATGTCCAATCGCCAAGGAAAGCCGTTGAATCCCTTAAAGCCGTTGACGTGTACACGGGTTTGCCACTTATTTGAAGGTGCAAATCGTTTTCAAGTTTAATTAACTTATTGACTTTACCACGCATAATATAACCTCTTGCTATTTGTGCTATATTATCTGAATATAAAGTAGCTAAAGATGTAATTCTTTTAATAGCTTGTAAAGAATCTCCATAATTGTCAACTGATTCAATAATACTACTATCTACATACAATGTTTGTTTTACAACAAAATATGTATTATTTGTTTTCCTTACAAAAATAGTATCAGATAAAATATCTTGACCATAAATAATAGAAGGAAATAAAAATAAAAATAATATGTTTTTCATGTTTATTTGTTTTCAAGTGTTAAAATTCGTTGTTCAAGTGACTTTATTTTTTCATTTGCCTCTTGTAATGCTTTGACAATAATAGGCAAAAGTACACCATAACCAGCCTCAAGTTTTTCTTCAGTACCGCTTACAAGATTTGGAACATTTACATTAGTATCTATTTGTGCTTGTTGTAAATCTTGAGCAATAAATCCTATATCTGAAATACCTATCTTACCACCATCTCGCATATTCCAAACAAATGATACTGGTTTTAATTTTTCAATAAAATTCATACCATAATTTAAAGGTAAAATATCTGATTTATCCCGAGCATCTGATAATGAGGTAATAGTTGTTACTTGCGCACGAATAGTAGCAATAGAACTATTTCCAAGTGTAATTTCATTTGATACTGTGCCAGTTGAGGAAATTGCCCTATAACCTAATAATGTGTTATTTGTACCACCAGTTAATAAAGTAGTAATACCGCCAGCCTCTGTTCCAATAATTGTTGAATTATTTGTACTATCAGTTGCGTAACCAGTATCTGTACCTCCAATAGCTACATTTTTTGTGCCTGTTTTCAACTCTTGTAACGAACTTCTGCCTATTGCGCAATTAAAATTAGCAGTTGTTGCTTTATATAATGCATTTGCACCAATAGCAACACTATAACCACCAGTCGTATTAAAACCCATTGCATACGAACCAATGGCTAAATTTTCATCTCCAGTAGTATTATTTTCTAATGCAAAAGCACCTATTGCTGTATTTGTATTACCACCAGCAGCATTTTTTGATAATGTAGCTAAATTACCAATTTTTATATTACTTGATACATTTGAATTTCCAAGTCCAATGTACAAACCATTTATTTTTAAAGTCTTGGTTGTATAATTAAATAATAAATCAGTTGACGATGATATAGCAGACGTTCCTCTTCCTTGTAATAAAGTTGAATCGCCATAGGTTGTACCACCCGTTCCCCCATTTGCCACCGACAAAGTACCACCTAATGTCACCGCTCCAGTTGTTGCCGTTGATGGAGTTAAGCCTGTTGTTCCAGCGCTGAATGAGGACACCGATACACCGCCTCCTGCCTGTATCCATCCATTGCTTGCCGTTTTATAATGCCATAACAAATTAGTAACTGTATCAAGCAAAAGAAAAGCACTTGTATCCTGTTTGTTTGCCCGTGTAATTTTGCTTGTTGCCGTGACTGTGTCAATGGATGCTACACCGCGCCAAATCAAACCATCGGCAGTCGTCTGTTCTCCAAGTGTTATCTTTTGCCCAGCATTGCCCGTGTACTGTGCCATGGCAAGGCAAGGGAAAAGGAGGAGGAAAAGGAGTTGTTTCATGTTTATGTTTTTAATGATTAATTACCAGCCATTTTAATCCAGTTAGTCCCATTGCTAACAAGTGTAGCATATTTACCTCCACCAGATACTAAAATAGCTGATGTAAGGGAGGTGCTATTTAATGGCTCTACGTTTGTTGCTGCTGAATTAACAGCACCAGCACCAGTATTTTTAATTACAAGTGTTTTGTTTGGATTACCACTTGCAGATGGTAATGTAATAGTAACGGTAGAAGCTTGATTAATATTTACATACCAGTGTGAATAAACACCAAAACTTGACGATAATGTAATACCTGGCCCATTTATAGCAAGATATACATTAATAGAATCATTGCCAAATGCTGTTGCAGTCAATGTTCCACTTGTTAAATTTAATCCATTACCTACATTAACTCCTACTACCTGCCCTGTGCTACTCCTTCCAATAACACTTGTTGCCGTGCCACTTACACTACTCAATGTTACTGTACCGCTAAATGTTTTATTTCCTGTCAATGTTTCTGTACAACTTTTACAAGCCGCTCCTAAATTATTTCTTGCATCCGCTTCGTTTGCTCCTCCAGTGCCACCATTTGCAACTGGCAATGGTACACCGCTAAGACTTACCGCTAATGTGCCGCTTGATGTTACAGGACTTCCCGATACAGATAAGAAAGTAGGTACACTCATCGCAACACTTGATACACTGCCCGTGCCTGCTCCAATGGTTGTCCTTGTGTCAGCTGCATTTAGTAAAGTAATAGTATTGTTAGAATTTACTTTTATAAATTTATCAGATACACTATTGGTTAAAGTAAATAAAGATATACCACTTGTTGTGCCTCCTAAAGTTATCCTTGCATCAGATGCTGTCGTTGCACCAGTACCACCATTTGCCAATGGTAAAGCATTACCACTTAATGAAACAGCTAACGTGCCACTTGTTGTAATAGGTGAGCCAGTTACTTGTAGAAAAGATGGTACAGTCATTGCAACACTTGTCACCGTGCCAGTGCCACCGCCTCCGCTTGTGTATTGTGGAATGTTTAATGTTGCTCCTACTAATGTTGCCGCTCCACTTGTGCCTGTTGTAGTAAGTGTTAAAGCGTTTTGTTTATTGTTAAAAGTAGTCCAATCTGTTGATGTTAAAATACCACTAACACTTCCACTTGCATTACTTAAAGCATTCTGTTTATTATTAAATGTTGTCCAATCAGTTGATGTTAGATAACCATTCCTACCACTCGTTGCACTTAACAATTCTATTGTAGGTGTAGTAGTTTTATTAGTTATAGATATTGGATTTCCAACCGTTGTTGAGGCATCTACCTCCGTAACAGTGCCAGCTCCAATGTCACTCCTAAAATTAACCGCACTCCTGGCATCAACTGTGTTGTCAGCGTTGAAGCGAGGGAAGGTGATGGCAGAAGGATTGGTTAAGGTAAACATTGATTGACCGATAGTTGTGCCTCCTAAACTTGTCCTTCCTGTCGCTGCTACAAGTCCTGTACTCCCTCCATCCCATTTTAATCTATCTGTAAATGCCGTGTTCCAATTACTACTATTATTTGTTATACTTGTTGTCCATGTTGTGCCTGTGCTAAGTGCTATGCCTGCCTCTGGATAAACTGGATTGCCTTGCGCAGAGGAAACAGAGCCGATGCCGGAGACTGTGACTAAGGTGTAATTTTCACCAAGTTTAAAAGATGATGCTGCTACCTTGACCTTGTTTGTGTCAATGATGCTGAATTGGTCATTTAGTAACAACTGACCATTGCGGAAGAGGAGGATAAACTGCCGGAGTTGGATAGGAAATTTATTTGTAACTGTCCATGTTAATGTGTCTGTTGTGGCAGGTGTATATTCTTGTTTAAGTATCTTTATTGTATCTCCTCCTATTTCAACTGCTACAATGCTATCTCTGACAAAGTCATACACTGTGGAAGTATCTACTGTTAATGTGCCAGTAGTTGTTATAGGTCCACCAAGTAATCCATAGCCACTACCTACACTTGTAACTGTGCCTGTGCCACCTCCACTATATTGTGGTATATTTAATGTGTTAGAGCTAAAAGTTGCAGCTCCACTTGTTCCGGTAGTGGTAAGTGTTATATTGTTTTGCTTTGTCGCAAACCTTGTAGTAAGGTTAAGTAAAGTAGTATCTGTCAGCTCCATTAATACAGTGAGGTCTGCGGATACTGTGCCTGTGGTAGTAATTGGATTAGGGCTAACTGTTATGCCAGTGCCACCGGAGATAGAGGTAAGGCTGCCCGATCCTCCACCACTTCCTGCACCGCCACCACGAGGTAAAATTACTGTATAATTTTCACCTGCTTTATAAGATGTTGCGGCAATTACTACACTTGTTGATGTTGGTACTGTGTATTGATTAGGCAATAAGATTTGACCATTTCTATACACTTGTAAAGATGTAGTATCATTTACGACTAAAGTATCGCTTTGTGTCCATGTCAGAGTGCTTGAAGATACACTTCTAAATTCTTGCCTTGCGTAAAATCTGCCTGTTGTATCTGCATAGGCTTTGGTAGCGTAGTTAGATAACATAGAGGCAGTATCACTAACTAAAAGTGTTGCCGTTGTGTCCCTCCATAATCCATCACTACTTTTATAATACAAAGAAGCCCTGTCAACTGGTGATGTAATTTGGACATCGTGAAGCTCATCCAATTCCTGTCCATTCCTTATTTTTACAAATACTTCTCCACTCCCAGCATTACTCTTAACACATACGCCAATGTAAACACCATGAATAGGTGCCTGTGGCTTAGTAGATGTTAGTGCGCCTGCTGTGGTGCCAGATAAATACACTGCGCTATCTTGCGTTAATGCAGATGTATTTAAATTTGTAATTAATCCTTCTGTGATAACATATCCGCTTTGATTATCTGCAATACTCTCCGCAACAATGCCAAATGTATTAGCCGATGTTGGGTCGCTTGTTGCAATAGCTTTCGCAACGGTTATCCTGTTGCCCTGACTTCCTGATAAATAAACAACATCGCCTTTATTAAGAGTTGCGCCTGTTCTGTTATTTACCCGTTGGTGTAATTGCTGCCCAATAACATTAGTAACATTACCACCTTTTAAACCTTGTATTAAAGAGCCTTGTGTATCATTATATTCTACCTCTCCCACTCCTACTGTGCCATCCTTTGCCGTGTTAAAGGTAATGGAATCAAAAGGCATCGTCAAACCTCCTCCTGCACCGGTAATAGCTGCCCAGGCACCTTGTTTAAAAACATATAAAGAGCCGCTAACAGAGTCAAGGATAAGATAAGCCTTTACGTTTTTATCTGCATAACTCGTAGGCTTTGTAATTGTATCGTTAACTCTACCTCTCCACACAAGCCCGTTTCCGCTAGTTTGCCAGCCTAAACGCTGCTTATTGCCTGTAATAGGATATGGTATAGAGTCAATAGAAGCGTACGATATTCCTGCTACTAATGCAAAAGCAATGACAAGGCCTTGCCGTTTGTTGCCTACTTTGTTAATAGCTTTTCCTATAAACTTCCTGCCTATTCCCATGACTAATTCATTGGCTAAAACTTTGGCAATATTTCCAACGGCTTTTAAAAACTTTCTTTCTTTCTTCGGTGCTTTTATTTCTTCCATTATATTATGTTTATTGCAAAGACAATATAATTACTGCCATCGTAATGTGTGTTAGCATCTATTGTAATAGTGGCAGGTGCCGTAATTACATATTGACTTTCTATTAATTTCTGCCCATTCTGGTACACATGAACAGAGGCAGTTAGATTAGTAACCGGTAATGTTCCATTGTTCTGTGTCCATGTCAATACATTGGATGAAGCTGCGATAAATTCTTGATTAAAAATAGAAACAGCAGAGCCTGTAACAGTCACATTGTTTATAGTTTCTGTGACATTATTATTTACCACTCCACCACTTCCGGCATTGTTTGCCACCTGGTCAAAGTCGCGAGGCTTAGATAATACTGTTCTTTCTGTATAGTTAGGCATCTAATTCTATTTTAAAGTAATCACCTTGCCAAATCTCTGTTTTTAAATCAAGGCTGCCTCTTTCAAAAACGTAATATCCAGAGGAATATTCTATGACCTTGTGAGGAAGGTAAGGATTGTCAACTGATAAATTTTGAAATGGCATATCTACCATGCGGAGCTTTGGAGTAAGTTGTCCTCGGATTACTTCATTAACCAATAGCTGTGTAACATTGTTAAAGCCCGATCCGCTGCTTACATCCCAACTGCTACTATTTTCGTATGTGCCAGATTCTAATACTTTCAATCCTCCATCTGTTGTTTTACTTGGCCCATCACCAATATAAGTATCAAGGCTAAAAACTGTGGAAGATTTATCGTCATTGTCAGAGCCGTATTCAAGTATATCACTTTGTCCAGATACTGCACCGGTAGGAAGAAATTCAAGATAATTACTGCTTAATAAATAAGATATAGTAAAGTTTGATATTATACTTGTGCCTGCCTCATTTCGCATTGATTTTAATCGCATCTCCCAAACATACTCCGCACTTTCTGGAATGTCTAATGTATCAAATGTAATAGTCTTATAAGCAACAAAAGCAGCATCGGCCGTTATTGTTTCTGTATTAAATTCATATTCGTAAAAACTATTCTCCCAAGTTGCAGGCTCTAATACAAAATTAAATCCATTGGTATATGTTACACCTCTTTTTAAATACTTGTTTTCTTGCTTTACTTGTAATGACTTTATTTTACCAGTAAAGCCTGGTGATGATACACTATCTAATTTTAAAGTATCTGTATTTGTAGATAAAATTACATAATCGTAATCTCCACTTTCTGTAATAGTTTTTGTTACTCCTCCTAATCTTAATCTAAGGCTACCAGCATTATCAATTTCAACTTTAATTTTAACATAATATTTTCTACCAGATGTAACTGTAAATGTCGTATAGTATGCCTCCGAAGCTATTAAAGTACCTTCAAGTATTTTGTTATCAATTAACCATCCACTACCTAATGTCCAGTTAGCACTTTCAAAACCTTGCAAAGGAAAGCTATTTATAATAGATGCTACCTTAACAGCAAATACAAATTGGAAAGGCTCAAAGTTTACAGGATTAAGTGCTTGAGCATAAAAGCCAAGTATTCCGGTGTAAGATAAACGAGCATCCGGATTAGAAGCATCTAATGTAGGAGTGGTTGTAATTACCGGAGTAGTATTAGTTGCATAGTTATATTCTACACCTGCTAATAAGTTTTGTTTAGCAAAGTGATTATAACGTACTACTACATTTTTTAAGGAAGGATAGTATGTCCATTTGCCTCCGCTTAATCTCATTAAGTCGCTTCCTGGAAGATTGGTCTGAATATTAGATATAGTTAAATCCGCTGTAAATGTGCCAGCTGATTGAACACCTAAAGCACTGTACTTAAAGTATCTTTTAGTCGCTGGTGTTCTTGAATATTCATTTACTTGCACAAACCAATATTGATTGCCACTAAATAATAATCTTGCTCCAAAAGTTTGACATATTTTTTTTAAGACATCGTAGCAACTTTGATAATTATAATTGCTTTTAGTGTCTTTGTGATAGAATGCTCTATGTTGTATAACTGTCAATAATGAGTAATCACTATTTGCACTATATGCCGTTGTATTCTCATGCCAGTTAAAAATTGTATGTAACACTGGCAAACTATTTGCCACTAAGTTCTCTTGGACAAAATCTAACTGATTAAGGCAATTTAAAATATGTTGAACAACTGTGTCCTGCCCGTTGTAAGGCCCAACCGCACTCTTGTAATCTAATGTCTTTAGCCATCCTAATCCATCTATTGCAGATATTTGTGCCTGGTAACCTATGGATAATGGCACATCTTCAAACTCAACTAAATCTGTGACTATATAGCCATACCATTTAAATGATACAGTTGTGTTATCATCTTCGTAGGCTGTTAACTCCATCGTGAATCTTCCCTCAACAGCCAAGCCAATGTCAAGGAGCAAGGTTTCAAGATCACTATTATTAATTAATAAAGACAATGAACACCGTGAACCAATGATAGGAGTAAATCTTTCTTGTCCTTGCTGACTTTCACTGTCATATTGCAACTGCAAACCAATGGTATCAAAATCATAAGTCATACCGGAAAAGACATTGTCTTTAATAGAAACTATTATCTTTCTGCCTTTCTCGTTATAAACTGTCGTTTGAAACCTTGCTGCCATTATTGTACTCTGTTAAGTCCCTTCTGACTTCTGTTTAACAATATAATTAAATCGTTTCCGCTTATCCTTGTTTCCAGGCTGCCACCTATTCCCATGTCTCCCATCATTGATTTAAGTTTAGATAAAGGTGCAATAACTTCTGGATCAACACGAGCATTACGATTATCTCCAACTAATGCCATTGTGGGCCCGGTAGCAAGTCCACCTTGTGCAAGGGCAGGAGCAGATACTTTGTTTAACAAAGTATTAAATAATACAGATGCACCTGCACCAGCAGCACCTGCAACGGCAATGGCAAAAGGTCCTAAAACTTTACCTGTTGGTCCTGCTAATATATTTTTAACAATACCTGCCACACCTTCTTTAATATATGCTGATACTACCTGCCTTGCTGCTTGCAATGCTGCACTTGCCATCTTTTTCATGTCTGTTTCACCTTGCACCGCTAAATTAGAAAATGCGTCAGCAGCTAAGATTAATGCACTTGTAAGTGTATTTCCAAAACTCATCATTTGCGTTTCAACTGCTACAAATGAATTTTTTACTTCTTCATTAGTTTCTTTCAATCTTAAATTACTTGCAGTTGCAGTATCTAATTTTATAGCTAATAAATCTAAAGTAGGAAGCATATTTGTTATACCTGTTGATTGTGCAGTAATTGCAGCTACTGGAGTTGCACTTGGTACTCCTTCGGTGCCTCCTCCTGTTGGTGCGCCACCATCACCAAACACTAATTCACCTGTTCCTTCTGTTCCACCTCCTCCTGTACCTTTGCCCGGTGCAGCCATGAATAGGCTTTTAAACTTGCCTTTAAGACTATCAACTGTTTCGCCTATCGTTTTAAATTCCGCTGCAACTACCCTTTGTTCTTCCTGGTATTTTGTCATGCCTGACAAATCAAATAAATCTAAACCTAATGCCTTTTGTAAATTATCTAATTTACCTAAAACAAAAGTAACTCCTTGCATTACGGAGTTCTTTATATTTATCCAAATGTTTTTAAAGTTATCACTAAACGCTTTCCAGTTATCATAAACATATAAAGCAATCGCACCAACCGCAGCAATGGCTAAAGTAACTCCAAGTATAGCAGGATTAGCAAGTATTTTTGCAAAGGCACCAGATATAACAGTAGATAGGTTTTTTACCGTAGTCATTATTAAACGAGTAGTGCCTATCAATGCTCCAAAAGTAGTAATCAATTTTCCTACTATAAATATTGCTGGCCCCAATGCTGCAACTAATAAACCAGCCTTTACTATAAAGCCTTGTGTCTCCGGATTAAGTGACTTAAATCCATCTACTAATCTTTGTAATCCTGCGCTCAATGCTGCGGCAACTGCTTCTAAATTTAATGTTTCGTTTATTGCTTTGCCTAACTCTGCTAATGATGCGCCTACGTTATCTCTTAAATTATCAAACGTATTAGCTAAACCACCATTAGCCCTTTCCAAGTTTCCTAAAGCACCAACAGACCTTTTAATAAATTCTTCGCTACTTATTCCCAACTCTCTAATCCCTTCGGCAGTTACTACGCCAAATTCTTCTTTCATTACCCTCGCAAACTCTGGAAGCCTTTCTTTGATTTGATTTAAATCTTCCTGCGTAACTTTGCCAACAGCGCTTATCTGTGAGAGTGCTAATACTACGCCATCAAATTGTTCTGCGCCACCACCAGCCCTTGCTACGGCATTGCCAAACTGTGTTATAGTTTCCCTTGCTGCGTCGGCATTCATTCCTACACTTTGTAAAGATGCTGATGCCTTAACAACTTCGGGAAGGGCAAGGCCCGGATTCTCGGCAACTTTGCGAAGCTTTTCCATTTCAACTGCTGCATCTTCACTACTTCCCATAATGGCTATTAAACCATTTTGTAGTTTTTCAATGTCGGCAAAAGATTTTAAAGAGGCAGCACCAAGTCCTATAATAGGTAAAGTAAGTGACTGTGTAAGCGTAGTGCCAATGTTCTGCATCTTACCGCCAAACCTTGACATAGTTCTTTCAACCTTGCCAAGTTCTTTGTCAAGATCAGATACATCAATGCCAAGTTTTAAATTTAGTTTACCTAATGCCATTATGTTTCTTTATCCCATTTGTCAAATATTGACTTGTCATTATTTGTCAAACTTCTATTAGTTTCTTTCTTAATAGGATTCTCCCATGGAAATTCAATTAAATCTTTTGGCTTTAAACTTTTACCTTTTGCCGTGTGGACATTTAGTAATAGTGTTGTCTGCCATCTAATTCGTTCCCACTCTGTTTGCTCCTGTTGTTCAAATTGATTGTTATAACCTTGCATAGCTATAACAACCTCTTTGAAACTCATCTCATAGTATTGCGAAGGAGGAAACCTTAAAACTCCGAAACAAAAGCGTTCGATGTATTCAAGTGTGAGCTCTCCTCCTTCGCCACTACGTTTTTTTGGCTCTCATCTTCTGGTGGTGAAATCTCATTTGAAATCATTTCCATTATGCGAGCTATTCCTCCCATGTCTGTGTCTACCAGGTCGCAGAATGATTGTAAAGTGTAAGGGCATTTCTCCCCTTTGGCTTTGTAACCATGCTCAACACCGGTAAAGGCAAGTTCAAGGGCAAGTAAGAGGTCTTCTCCTAAAAGGGAAAGGTCACTAAGTTTTAGCTTCCTCTCCCTTAGAAATGTACCTAACACGAACATTCCAAATTTAATCGGAATAGTCGTGTTGGCAATTATTATTGTTTTCATGTTAGGTAATTTTTATTAAGCTTTAACAGTTTTTACGATTGCACCAGTAACCTCGAAGGATGCTGAATAGCTTGTATTCTCTTCCACACCTGCGTTCAAGTCTAATGATGTACAAATAGCACTCATTGTAAATACATTGTCACCTTGTACATCTGTGGTGAATTTGATGGTCAATGCAGTACCAGATATTAAATCGGTAAAGAGATCATCAAATAAGTAATTGGTAGAAGAATCGCCAGGCCCTGCGTACAATGCCTCGGTGGACAATGTGCCTGAAAGTTGACCTTTCTTTACCTCTCTCCATCCTCCAGCTGCGGAATCTTTTGTCAAGATTTCACGCATGGCTGCGGAGATGTTCATTTGGCAGGATGTTGCGTAACCTATCGCAGTTGAATCTTTGTATAGGCGCATCAACGTACCATTAATAATGCCAGTAGTTGCCATGTTTATTTATTTTTTTTCGGTTTAATAATTCCTTCTTCTTGCTCCTGGTCATTGAAATATGACATAGGCACTGGTACAGGTATATAGACTGTATCTTGCTCAACTTCCTGCTTCTGCGGCATTTGTTCAACGACAAAAGATTCATCAAGTAGTTCTGCAATGCCATCTTTTACCATTTGCTCTCCATATTCAGATAGAAATACACCAACTTTACCTGGTGCCTTTCCATTCCATTCTTTTAATAATCTTAGTTTCATCGTTTCATTTTTGCCATAAAATCCATGCTCATCCAATATACATTTAAGTCAGCATTATACACTTGACTATCGGAGCTCATGTATCTTATAGTTTGTACCGAAATACTATTTACTGTACCTACAAATCTATCTAAACGATTGCGCACATTGTTTGCAAGTGTTTGTGTAGTTTCGTAATTGTTCGTATATACATCAATTTGTAATGTTATTTCCTCTAAGTTACTTTGCCCATCTTTAAAATCAACAGGCAAGCTATTTATAATAGTATATACCATAAAAGGATATTGCACATTCTGTGGAGCAATGTCCGGAAAGATATTTAATCCACAAATACCTGTAACCGCTGCATCAGTCGTTAATCTTCCGTATATTACTTTTCCTATCATGATACTTGCCAGAATTTTTTAGGTCTCTCCTGCATGATAAAAATACATTCATCACGCATTTGTTTAATAACTTTCTCCCTACTCAAATTCCTTGCCTTCACCACTATCTTGTTATACCATGCCCTTGTGCTTCCGTAAACCATGTGAGCATAAAATCCATTAGTACCTTCGCTGCTATTAATACCTCTGTTCATTGTATTTCTTTTATACAATGGGCCTATTGCTCCTACTGCTCTTTTGTACGATACAAGGTTTTTAGATAAATCAATAATTGACTTTCTTAAATTACCTGGTTGTACATCATAATGTGTACCATCGTCTTGTTCCCATCCTTGCATCTTTTTGTTACTAAAAGGATTGGTGCTTATTCTGTGAGCTTTACTACTTACTGGTACTATTGACTTATAAATTTCTAATGCAATAGGAGTAGCTGAATCAATAACTCTACTTTGCTCTTTTAATGTACATTGTTCCATTAACTCTGCAAATTCAATAACTGCATCTGCTAAACCTACAACACGAAGGCTCATGCCTTGGAAACTTCGCCTACCTCTATAATTATCCTTTTGAAGGTCTTTAAGGTGATTAATTTGTTTAGCTGATAAATATGCCATTACATATAGTTTTGAGCAAATGAACAAAATAAATGTAAATACATATTATCCTCACTAATCTGGACATTCTCTATTTGATAGTATTTATTCATCCAGATAATTCTTTGTTGCTCGTTTATGTCTGTCCTATTTCGACAGGTAACCCTCACCTGGCTTAATGCTGTTATCTTGCCTCCTTCTACTTCCTCCTTGTTCACTCCTTTATAATCTACCACTGCCCATACCTCCGCTATATTACTCCATGTCTCTGTTCCAAATCCACTTGTAGTGACAGAACGAGTAACACTCTGCACTATGATTCTTTCTCTTAACTTCCCTATTTCTTCTTTCTTGTTGTATCTCATTAGAATAGTTGTACACGATACTGATCAAGTAAATACTCCGATGCCGTTGGCAATTTCTTTACATAGTCTTCTCTGTTATCATAACCATCTGCTACCATCATTAAAACTGCTTGTCTAATCTGCATTGGTACACCGGATGGCTCTGTGCCATATCCTGCGGTGTAGGTAATTGTCACATCATTTATATTTCCGTAAAGTGTTGGCCATGTCTTACCGTAACCAAGAGATAATCTGCCAGGCTTTAAAAAGGTATCTACAACATAATTAGCTGCATCATAAGTCTGCAAGCTATTTACATTATCTTTATATTGAAATGATGTAACAGCAATTACAGGAGATACTGATAAGTAAATAGTAGGATGATTAAGCCTGTCTAACTTTTCTGTAATAGTTTGTGTGATCAATGCCTGGTTAAGATAACGCTCTGCAACTTCACGAGCTGACTGCAATAAAGTGGTAATTAAAGTATCATCGGCAGATGTATCTACTTTAAGATAATTTTTTACTTCATTTAATGTCCAAACTTCTTGAGCAGGTGCAGTTGTTACTTTCCAAGCCATGTCTATGTTTTTAATAAGGGATGGCTATTGCTAACCATCCCTTTACTATCCCCCTATTATTTACAGATTCTTCAAGTGCTTAATTGCAGCAGTCTGTATCAACTTGCCATCAAACCTTGCATACATCAAGAAGCCAAGCTCCATCTCATCCATAAACCTCTCACGCAATGGCACAAGAACATTGTTTGCCACCTGGCGGATGATGTACTTAGACCAATCTCCAAAGTAAATAATTTTAGCATCAGCAGCCTGTGTAGATGGAAGATCATTATTTACAAAGAAGTTATATCCTAACAATCTGTCCGGAGTTCCTTCACGAAGTGATGGTTGGAACAAAGTAGTGTTGTTAGTGTCCAAGTTTAACTTTCTAACTGCGCTCAAAATCTGATCGTGCATCATAAATGCAGCAGATGGTGAGTTACGGTAAGCAATATCAACAGAGTGAACAAGCTCAACCAAGTTAGCAGCTGTAAATGCACCGGTAGATGCAGATTCAACACCGGAAGGTGCAACATCTTTAAATCCAGTTGGCTTTCCAGAACCATCACCAGTTGTAAATGCAGTGTTCAAGCCACGGCCTAAACGCTCACCTAACATAATAGGCAACTCTGTGTTCAACAAACCAAACTCGTCATTTGCCCATTCAACAGATACTTTTACAAGTGTGTTTAAAACGTGAGCTCCGAAAGTCTCTCTTGTGAAAGTCATGTCCTGTACAGTAACTGCTCCTCCTTCAGTATGCCATGAGCCAGCAGTAGCTGTATCATTTACTTTTGGCCAGTACAATGTACCTGCCTGTGGAGTAGTGATTATACGAGAAACATTAAGCATTGGGCCATAATATGCCATTGTCTTTTCCAACTCATAAGAGAATTGGTAAGGAATCACATAACCACCTGCTAAGCCAGTCTCCGCAGTCGTAATTGTAGCAGTGCCACGCATCTCTCTAAGCATTGATTGCTCATTGCTTGTCAAGTCACGCTTTGCAAGAGCTTTCATAAATGCTGTATGATACTCTGGTGATTTTACAATCTCCCTTGCATCTCTTGGCATTGCATTAATTGTCTGCTCCACAGGATTAACACCTCTTTCTTCAGAGTTAATCTCATTCCATCTTTCCAAACGAGAAATCTGGTCTGTATAATTTTTAAAGTTAGCATCAGCGGCATCCCATTGTGCCAATTCCTCGGCATTCATTAGACGACCTTCGCCAGCTGCTCTCTTTTGCAAGTCTTCCATTATAGCATAATCGGAAGCCCGCTTTTCTCTTAGCAATTTAGAGTTCATTATTTTGTTTTTAAATTTAATAAGTGCAGGGCATTCCTGCGTAGCTCGTTCTGTATATTAATTTCTGACTTAACAGATATATCAATCACTTTTAGTAAATCATCATCTATTTCCTTTGTAGCCTCATAACTTCTTTTAGCTACCATTGTATCCGGATTAGCTGGATAAGTTACCGGTGAAACATCATACACTTTTTTAATAGACCGTATAACTCTTTTAGGTTTCATTCCTTTTCTTTCTTGCCAGTCCTCTGCCTCTACGGTAAAAGCAAAACTACTTTGGTATACATCACCACGTTTTACCATTTCTAATAAATCATTGCCTAATGTAGTGTTTGGTGCTTCAAATTCGTACTCCATAGCATTGCCAGTGACATTTAGCTTTAATGTTCCGCTGCTTGTCCTTGCCAATACCATGTTCATATCATGGTTGAACAATGCTACAACATCTTTCATGTCTGCCTCATTCAATGACTCTGGTGACATTTCTTCATCGTACCATCCCATGTCATAGGAGGAGTTAAACACTGTGGCAGTACCAAAGATGGTGCGGCTTTCTGGTTTAGCCCTTAGTTCAAAATTTATGCTTCTCTTTTCCATGTTATTTTCTTTAGACCTTTCATCCATTATTTTCTTTGCTCTTGACTCTGCCCAGGGCAACATACTACTTCCTCCCCACGCATCGTACATTATACTTCCACATATCTCATTCTCATTCTCGTCAAAATATTTGCCTTGGTCATATACTTTGGCTCTGCTTAAAAAACTATATGTCCTAATCACCTCGTCATCACTTAATGCCTCTCTGTTAGCTAATTGCCTTGCTCTTGTCCATCCTACACTTGTGCCACAATCAGATCCTTTTTCTTCTTTGTGTTTCCTTGCCTTCTTTGCTGCGTTAGTCGCTGCCTCTGGATAATCACTGTGCGCCATTATCGTCGTTTATGTCAATAACATCCTCACCTTGCTCATGTGCAATGCCTTCGGAGGATGGCTCTATCTTTATGTTAGATGCTAATGGTAACTCATAAGAATCTCCACCTTCGTAAGGATTCATATTTTCTTTAATCCTAATCTCGTTTGGAGACATTGCCAATACATTACGCATCGTAGTATAATAAGATGATCTTGCAGCTATATCACCACGGAGTAAACCATCAAGATTAAATCTTGTGCAATACTGATACTTCTCTGCCTCAAAAAATAACTTTCTATTAAATTCTGCCTCTATGGTTTCGCAAAGAGGCATGATAGTATAGTTTACAAACATCTGGCTCAACTGTTCCATGTTTCCAAATGTAGCCTTATCCATATCTTCTAACAATATACCTGGTACACCGGTAATTCTTGCTATGTCGGAAATAGTAGCTTTCTTAGTTTCATTGAATGCTGCATCAGAGGGATTTAAACCTACTTTTTGGAAATCCATTCCTTCCTCTAAAATAGCTGTACCTCCAGCGTTTTGACTTCCACCAAAAGCACGATTAAAACTACCTTTTAATCTATCGTATGCCTCATTAGTCAATCTACCAGGATGCTTTAATACACCGTTAAGATGCGCACCGTTTTTGTAAAAGTTAGCACCGTAGTTTCTGTTGGCTAAAGCTAACCCAAAATTGTCACGGTGAACGTCTGGCACTAACAACGCTTTAACTCCATCCCATGCAAGATTAGGTATATAGATGATATTCTCACCTCTATATGTCTTGTTGTTTTCTTTATTCTTAAATACAAGTTCATTCCTACTGTTATATCCTATCTCCATTTTAGTTGGATTAAGAATAGTAAGGCTGTTTATTCTTGTAGTTATGCTGTTCCTATTGATCGCTGCGTAAAATGCACCATGTGCCAGGTAGTGCAGTACCATAGTTTTATAAAAAGTGTGGGAGGTGTATAATTCAGATGGTTCTCTTGAAATTACTTTGTAGTTAGGATGTTCTGTTGCGATCCTTGTACCACCATTGTCCAACTTCTCAATAACATCAAAAGGTATGGATGCTACTACACCACCAAGTATTTGTGTTGCTCTGTAAAAAGCAGGAAGACCTATAATTGAGTATTCATCAACTGCCACACCTGCGGCACTGCCACGCTGAAACAATGCACCTAATGTGTCACCGTTTATAGGTGTAGATGGATTTTCTATCGAACCTCGCTTCGACGAAAAAAAAGACCGCATGGTGTCGAGTATTGCCATGCGGTAAAAATAAACAAAATCAGTATGAAATAAACAACTTACAGTAACACGTTAAACAAACCTAACATCCATATATGTTTTCTTTGCTTTTCTAAATGAATTATAGGTGCTATACTTCTCATCAAGTCCTAATTCACCTCTTTCTTCCTCCAATTTCTGCCAGGCATCCTCATGCCTTGGATAATCGCTCACAAGTTCGTAAAATCTGTGGAAATATCCACTGGTGCAATTAATTTGCCTGACTTGTTGTGCATACTCATGTTTTTTCATTAAAATCTCCATAATTGACATTTTTAGCTTTTCAATTAGGTACATTAAAGCATTAACAATCCTTGCTCTCTTTCTCCAGATGTGTATATGGTTGGTCTATCTTCAACCATTATTTGGGCATAAGCCATAACCATTGCCACTGGCCCATCTACTTTTTCCGTTGACTTCGCTTTATCTATTTTTATATTTCCAGCAGGATCAAATCTAAGCATTACGTTTGTCATCATCCACTCCATGACTGGATTTCCATCATGAGTAATCTCATTAGATAAAAACATCTTTTCTATCTCTTTTGTTGGTGCAGACATTGAAATAAAGCCTTGTCCAAATGGTTTCATGTTTGCACCATCATTTGTGAGCTGTATAACTAACTGCGACGCATTCCACCTATCAAACGCTATACACTCTATTTTATATTTTGTTGTTAACTCAATAACTTTAGCTTTTATAAAGTCGTAGTCTGTCACGTTGCCATCTGTCATAATTATATCTCCATCCTGCGCCCATTGAACATAAGGCACTCCATCAGATAGCGACCTCTCCCTTACGTTATCCTCTGGACAAAAGAAATAGGATTTTATATGTGGCTTATCAAGTCCTTGCTGCACAGGGAAACAAAGCACTAAGGCAGCAATGTCACGAGTAGAGGCAAGGTCTAAGCCGGCAAAGCATTTTTTATTATAAAGAATATCATCATCTACTTTTAACCTTGTTTGTTCAATATAACTATTAGATATCCAAACGCTGGAGGTAGTTGTCCATACATTTAGATTCTTAGTCATAAATTGTATCTGTTTAGCTGCTCCTTCGTTCAATGCCTTTTGGAATTGGTCATCCATGTAACTGATGTAAGGAGTAACACCAAGATTAGGATTGGATTTTGTCCAATTCTTTTTATCCTGCCAATCGTCACCTTCATCAAGGCAAAAGAGCAGAGGGAAAACGCTATTATCTACTTTCCTATTTTCTAAAATGTCAACCATTACTTTCCGGAACATATAGCAAGGTGATTCACGATTAAAGCCAGCAGTAGTAGTAATTAGGAGCAATGGCTGTGAACGTGATCCCATACCAGTCTCCATTACCTCTAAAACGTCACTTGTTTTATGTGAATGATATTCATCTATTCCTGCATAGTGAGGATTTAAACCATCCAGTGTATCTGCCTCCGATGCAACTGCCTCAAATTTGGAATTAGTGGATGGCACATTGCAGTTATACTTTAAAACATTAACTAACTTGTTAAATGTGCGTGAATCTGCCTTTAGTGATTTAAGCATCACCTTTGCCGTATCAAATGCTATCCTTGCCTGATCTCTCGTAGTCGCAGCTGTGTACACCTCCGCTCCCGTTTCATTGTCACAGAGAAAACAGTACACAGCAATAGCAGCAGCTAACTCTGTTTTGCCGTTTTTCCTTG